TCAATTTCTTAACGCAGGGATGCGCTGGAGTGCTTTTTATGGAACCGATTGACAACTTCGTCATGGACGAGGGCGTGGACGCCTACGGCGTGCGCAAGACCGTCACCTTTGAAGGCGACCAAGCCGTCACCAAGCTGAGCTACGACGCCGCGCCGCTGCTGGCGCAGGCCCACGCCGAACGCAGCGCCACGGCCGGCGACCGCTGGGGCGAGATGCGCAAAGTCGGCGTGATCCCGATGGTCGTGCTGAACCGGATCAATTCAACGATTCCCGGCCAGCTCGACCGCACCGCCGCCATCCTGGGCTGGCTCAAGGCGAACCCGCGCCTGGTCACGTTCGATAAATTCCTGAAAGCCTAAATGGCCATCGTCCTCAACAGCAACGCCATCGCCGAGCCGTTTGCCGGCTATGCCGCGCTGGCCGCCTCCGTGGCCCGGTGGACGCACCGCACCGACCTGGGTGACATGATCCCGGAGTTTCTGCGATTGGCCGAGGCGCGCATCGGCAAGGACTTGCAGCTCGCCAGTCAGCTGGTCACGGTGCCGCTGGTGCAGGCGGCTGGCGTGCGCGGCGTGCTGCTGCCCGATGACTGGCAAGCCTTCAAGAGCCTGGCGCGTGCCACCGAGCCCGACCGGCTGCTGGCCTATGTGCCGCTGGAAAAAATGGCCGTGCTGGAGCGCGAGCAGGGCTACCCCTCGCCGCGCGCCTACACCATTGACGGCTTTACGCTCATCACCGGGCCGGTGGTCGCGGCGCCCTACACCCTGACGGTGCGCTACTACGCGCGCATCCCGTCGCTGCTGCTGGTGGACAGCAACTGGCTGATCCTCAACCACCCCGGCATTTACCTCTGGTCGGTGTTGACCGAGGCCATGCTGTACACGCAAAACGTCGAGCAGATGGCCGCCTACCAGCAGCGCTACCAGCAAGAGGTGGCGCAACTGATCGCCAATGAACAACGCGCAGCGAGCAGCGGCTCCAGCCTGCGCATAAGGACACGCTAATGGCGCTCGAAATCGGCAACTTCATCAGCGACCTGAACGCTGCGAACCCCAACAACACCGACCTCAAAAGCCAGGGCGATGACCACCTGCGGCTACTGAAAAAGACCCTCAAGGCGAGTTTTCCGGCGGTGGCCGGCGCCGTCACCAAAAGCCACACCGAGCTGAACGCCGCTTTTGATTCGCGCGTGCCGGTGGGTGGCATCATCATGTGGTCCGGTGCGGTGGTCAACATCCCGTCGGGCTGGCTGCTGTGCAACGGCCTGAGCGGCACGCCCAACTTGCTCGACCGCTTTGTCATCGGTGCGGGCAGCACCTATGGCGTCGGCGCCACCGGGGGCAACAAGGATGCGATTGTCGCCAACCACTCGCACAGCGTCACGGCCTCCGGCACGACGGGCGGGCAAAGCGCCAACCACACGCATGCTGCGACGGTCAATGACCCTGGCCACGCGCATGGCGTGGCGTCCGGTGGGGCCAATAACGGCACCGGGGCGTTTGCCGACGCCACAACGCGCAACACGGCCTCGACCGGTACGGCGCTGACCGGCGTCAGCGTCAGCCTGAGCGGTGTCAGCGTGGACCATAACCACAACGTGACGGTGACAGGCGCCACCGAGGTTCAGGGCCAATCACCCATTGATGCCAACCTGCCGCCTTACTTTGCGCTGTGCTTCATCATGAAATCCGCATGACCATCATCCGCATTGCCAACGTCGGCCAGTACGGGGTCAACAAAGACCTGTCGCAGCACGAGCTGCCGCCGAATGTGTGGACCGACACCAACAATGTGCGCTTCATGGACGGCGCAGCCTCGCAGGTGCTGGGCTACAAGGAGCTGTACCCCGGCACGGCGGTCGTGCCCTACCATGTGCTGCCGCTCGATGTGCTGGGCGTGCGCACCTGGCTCTATGCCGGCGCCAACAAGATTTATTCGGTCAGCAACGGCCCAGCCCACACCAACATCACGCGCCAGACGGGCGCGGTCGATGCGGACTACGCAGCCACGCGCAACAGCTGGACTTCCTGCCTGCTGGGCGGCATCCCCATCCTGAATAATGGCGTCGATGTGCCGCAGCAGTGGCTCTTGAGCGGCCGCGCATCGGCCTTGAGCGCCTGGCCTGCCGACCACACCTGTTCGGTGATTCGCGCCTATAAAAACAGCCTGGTGGCGCTGGGCATCAACAAGGCCGGAACGAGCCGCCCCTACATGGTCAAGTGGAGCCACCCGGCCGACCCCGGCAGCGTGCCTGTCACCTGGGACATTGCCGACACCACCAAGGACGCCGGCGAAACCGACCTGAGTGAAGGCTACGACAAAATTGTCGATGGCCTGGCGCTGCGCGACTCCTTCATGATCTACAAGGAAAGCTCAGTGTGGCGCATGGACTACACCGGCGGCGTGTTTGTCTACCGCTTTCAAAAAGTGCTGGGCACCTCGGGCGCCCTGAGCCGCAACTGCATCGCCGAACTCGATGGCGTGCATTTCGTGCTGTCCTCGTCTGACTGCATGACGCACGACGGGCAAACGGCCACCTCGGTGCTGGACAAGCAGACGCGGCGCGCGCTGTTTCGGGACATCAATCCCGACTACGCCAACCGCTGCTTTGTGTTTGTCAATCGCCTCTACAACGAGGTGTTTGTCTGCTACCCGGCATTGGGCAGCGAAGCGTGCAACAAGGCGCTGGTCTGGAACTATGTGGACCGCACCACCTCCTTTCGGGAGATTCCTTCGCTGAACCACGCCTATGCGGGCGCGGTGGAGGACTCGACCGGCGCGACCTGGGAAGAAGACGCCGCCGTCTGGGACAGTGACACGACATTGTGGGACGGCAACCAGTCGAGCCTGACGCGCTCGCTGTCCGTGCTGGCGAGTGAGGACCAAAAGCTCTATTTGCTCGACAGTGGCGCGACTTTCAACGGCGTGAAGCCATCGTCTTTGCTGGAGCGCGCCGGGCTGTCACTCGGGGCGCCCGAGAAAATGAAGCTCATCACCCGTATTCGCCCGCGCATTTATGGCGCCATCGGGGCGACGGTCAAGGTGTCGGTGGGCTCCTCGCTCGACCCGTACAGCACCATCACCTACAACGCGCCCGTGGATTTTGTCATCGGCTCGACCCTGAGCATCGACACGCTGTGCGCCGGCCGTTACCTGGCCATCAAGTTTGAAAGCGGCACGGCCTTCATGTGGCGGCTCGACAGCTACGACATTGAAGTCAGTGAATCGGGGTCGTTTTGAGGGCCGCAGGCGGCGCGGTCCAGCGCTATTCGGCCGGTATCGTGCCCGGTGCGGCGCAAGACCTGCCGGCCTTCCTGCGCGAAGAACTGGCGAATCTGCAAGCCGCGCTGCAAGCGCTCACCGAAGGCCAGCAAGACCTGATTACCGTGGCGCCCGCCAAGCCGCGCGACGGCATGCTGCGCTTTGCGGCGGCTGGCGTGCTGGGGACTTCGCAGGGTTTTTACGGCTACTACGCTGGATCGTGGAAGGTGCTTGGATGAACGCGCTCGGCATGGTTCAGTCATCGGCCTGTGAAGTCGCAGCCCGCGCCCAACTGGTCGCGGCTGAAGGCCTGGTGCGCAGCCTGACGCCGATTGATATTCCGGTGCAGCATCATTTTGCGCAGGGTGTGTACGCGCGGGGCGGCTGGATTAAAAAAGGCAGCGCCTTTGTCGGCCGGGTGCATCTGCAGTCGCAGATCAACATCATTTCACAGGGCGAAGTGACGGTGCTGACCGAGCAGGGTGTCGTGCATCTGGTCGGGCCTTGCACTTGGGCGTCACCGCCCGGGGCGCAGCGGGCCGCCATCGTCCACGAGGACACCTACTGGACCACCATCCTCGGCACCAACGAAACCGACCCGCAGGTGATTTTCGACACCTGCACCGCCGCCACCTTTGAGGATTTTGAGTTGGCGCGCGACGAATTGCTTCAAATCATAAAGGGCTAAATCATGTTTATTACTACGGCAGGCGGCGGGATGATCGCTGCATCACTGGTGGGCGGCTTGCTGGGCGGGCAAGGCTCCAGCCAAACCCAATCGACCCAGCAAACCCTCGACCCGCGCATGGAGGGCGCCATCTACGGCGACGGCGGCTTGCTGTCGGGCGCCAAAGACTGGTATGCCACGAACAAGACCGGGCTGAACAGCCAGATGCTCACCGGCATGAACAACCAGTGGAATCAGCACGGCGCGAGCCAGCAGGGCTTCAACCAGATGCAGAACATGGGCATGGGCCTGATGGGGCAAGGCGTGGCGGGCAACCCGTTTTCCGGTGGCTACAGCGGCGGCACGAACTTCGGCACCACCGGCCTGGCCGCGAACCCGCAGCAGTACCAGCCGGCGCAGCAGTCGAATGGCGGCATCAGCCCGTTCTCGATGGCTGCCGCACCGGCCCCCGCTGCAGCGCCCGCGCCGGCCCTGCCCATAGCCTCGGCCTACGACGAATGGTGGCGCCGGCAGCAGGAAATCGAAGACTCGGAAAACGGCTCTGCATAAAGGACACCCCATGCAAAACAACTTCGGCTTCGGCCAGAACCCCTATGTGCAGCAGCAGGCCGCCGCCCTGCAGACGCAAAGCAACCAGAACCTGAGCCAGAACGTCATGCCCGGCATCGGCCAGGGTGCGCAGGCCGCCGGCCAGTACGGCAGCAGCCGCCAGGGCATCGCCGAGGGCGTGGCCGCCGGCAATGCGCAGGCCGGCGTCGCGGGCGCGCAGGCGAACCTCTACGCCAACGCCTACGCCACCGACCAGAATGCGGCGCTGTCGAACAAGAGCCTTGATAACAATTTCTATCTCGGCAACCAAGGCCAGATGCAGAACTTCTACAGCCAGCAGCGCGGCCAGGACCAAAGCGGCATGGCCCTGGGGGCGAACCTCTACAACATGGGCAACAGCGGTAATTTGGCCGCCGGTGCCGGGCAGACCAGCTTGGGCCAGCAGTACCAGAACGCGCCGCTGAGCGCTTTGCAGCAGTACGGCAACACGCTGAGCCCGTTTTCCGGGCTGGGCGGCGGGCAGACCACCACGGCCACATCAGGCGGCGGTGCGCAGGGCATGGCGGGCGGGGCGCTGGCCGGTGCGCAGATTGCGCAGAACTTTGGCTTTGGCGGCGGCAACTCGGGCGGCATGGCCATGACCAACGGCGGCGGGTTCACCAACACGCCCAACTACCTCATCACCTCGTAAGGAACAGATATGGGATTACTTGGACAGGGATGGGAAGACCCCCAATCGAACGCCGTCATGCAGCTCGCCGGCGGCCTGCTACAAGGCAACTTCGGCCAGGGCGCGGCGGCCTATGGCGCGACCATGGCCGGCGCCAAGGAATCGGCGATGAAGCGCCAGTACATGCAAAGCCAGATGGACAACTTCACCAGCGAAATTGAAGCGCGCAAGCTGGCC